AGGAATATTTACAGCTAACTCAGTCACACAAGCTAACGCATTAATTATTGCAGGTGGTGGCGGCGGTGGAGCAGGTAGACCACATGGTGCAGGTGGTAATAATGACGCTATGTGTAATGGCGGTGGACAAATTACAGACACATCTACTGGTGCAGGCAATGATGGTACTAGGGGAAATAATTCTCCAACTCATTCACATGGTAGTAATAGAGGTGGTCAAGGCGGTCAACAAAATGGCGGTGGTGCGGCAGGTACAGCGTCAGGTTCTAACAACAATGCACAAAATGGTTCAGCATTACAAGGTGGTAATGGTTCAAGTGCTTCTGGTTGGGGTAACGGCGGCGGTGGCGGCGGTGGCTTCTTCGGCGGCGGCGGTGGTGGTGATGACCATGTAAACTGGGGTGGACAAGGCGGCGGTGCAGGTTCATCTTTTGTAAGAGGTGGTCTTACTAATTATTCTACTTCGGCATTTAATTCAGTCACAGCAACAGGAATTACTTATGTATCACACACATTTAGAGCTCAATCATGGGGTTATGGTGGCGGTACTACCAACAACAACACAAACGCAAATGTCATGTATCAAACATACGACTTTAGCTCTTTTGGTTCTGGTTATGGAACAAATGGAAAAGGTGGTAGAGAAAACTCATCATATCCTGCGGCAGGTTCAGATGGTGGACATGGTTTAGTATTTTATAGAATAGGTAATTCTGGTTCTTACACTAGATTAACTTCTACAAATACAAGTGGAAACTTAACAAGTTTAACTATTTCATAATGCCTAGAAAAGAATTAACATGAAAGACGTGAACGAATTAAACTTAGAAATTGAAAGAATAAAAGGTGACATACGCCTTATTCATCAATCGCTAGATGTAATCAAAAATAATCATCTATGTCATCTACAAAAGGACATAACAAAACTAAACAGAGTAGTTTGGACAGTAGGTATTATGATTTTTAGTCAGATGGTTCTGACATTGAAAGACTATATCTTAGGATAGTATATGGTTAAATATTTACTGGTACTTTACATGTGCAGTATGGCTTCAGGTGAATGTCCTTCTAGCACAGTGGCAGGTTATCAATTCTCAACATACTATGACTGTGTTGATAGTGGTTATGCTATTGCACAAAAAAGTTATAGAAACTTAAAAGCATTACCAGAATGGGATAAACCTGATTTTGAGAAAAACCAAATAGTTATTAAATTTGAATGTAAACGAATTGAAACGGAGAACACATAATGGGATTACCGATTTTTAAATTACTCAGCTTTGGCGTAAAAACTGCGGCTGACATATATCAAACAAAAAAAGAAACAAAACAACTTGAGGCTCTAGCAGAGAGAAATCATGTAGAAAGAATGGTAAAAGGTGAGGTTGAATATAAGAAAGCTGTTATCGCAAGTAACGATAATGGTTGGAAAGACGAGTTCGTCTTGGTTCTTATATCCATTCCTATTTTGCTATTGGGTTATTCTGTTATCTCTGACGACCCTAACATTCGTGCTAAGTTAGACGTGTTCTTTGACTACTTCGGCAACATGCCGTTTTGGTATCAAGGACTTTTTATAGGTGTCGTGGGCTCGATTTATGGACTCAAGGGTGTTGATTTAATGAAACGTAAGTAATGAAAATATCAGAAAATACACCTGTTTCTATGCCAATGAAAAATTTAATTAGCATAGTAGCGGCATGTTTAGTGGGTGCATGGTTTGCATTTACAGTAGTTGAAAGATTAAATGTAATTGAAACTGAGCAAAAACTAATGCTTTCAGATTTGGAAGCGGCAAATGAATTTATTGTAGGTGTACCAAAAGGAAACATGGTATCACCACAAATACAAGAGCTCTTCATGCTTGTAGAATTTGTTTCTAAAAATCAAGAGAAATTAAAAAAGAATGTTGAAGAAGAGTTACCTTCTATCAATGCTCTACAATTAAAAGTAGAGTTTTTAGAAGACCGATTAAAGAAAGCCGAAACTTTAATTGATAAATTGAGAAACAATGGCACACATATAGGAGAATAATAGATGAAGACAGCGTTGGTAATTGCGTTACTTATGTTTACGGAACAGAGTGGAGACAAGCCGTATGAGTTTATGATTACTGACTCAATAGGGAATTGTCTTCAGCTAAAACGTGAAGCCGAGAGGAATACAAACCCTGACAGAATACGTTGGAGTTGTAAAGAAGTTATGGCGGAGCTAGAAATAGTACACGGCAAACTACACATAAATAAAATAATAGAGGAATAAACTATGATGATATTTGGACATACACCTAAGACTTGGAGAAACAAAGTTATTATATGGTGGAACGATTTGAGTAAGTGGCAAATCGGAGCTTTTGTTATCTACTCAGCAATACTATTGGCGATATAATGGCAAAAGCACCTAAATTTGGTGCTGTAGTGCTATACGAAAAAACACACAAAGGGACGTCTATTGGGCGAAAGCCTATCACTTCAACTATGAATAAGAACAGGAGACGACAAGGTGGAGCAAAACGATATAAAGGACAAGGACGCCCAAGATAACATTGAGCAGATACTTGATGAGTTACCTAAGTTACTTGTAACTCAAGCATATAAAAAATTAAAGTCAGGCGAAGATTTAACTGCGTCTGAAATGAAAGTTTGTTTAGACGTGTGTAAGGCATACAGCTCTGAGAAATTCACAAAGAAACCAGACAACATTTTAGATACTGTGCCTTTTGATACAGATGGATAAACGATTACAGAATTTTAAAAATTTTTTGTACTTATGTTGGCAACATTTAAACTTACCAGAGCCAACTAAAGTCCAATACGATATTGCAGACTATTTGCAATCTAAAGAAAGACGTCTTGTTATTGAGGCGTTTAGAGGTGTAGGTAAATCGTGGATTACCTCTGCCTTTGTATGTCACCAGTTATTGTTAAATCCACAGAGGAATATCTTAGTTGTATCAGCGAGTAAAAGTAGAGCAGACGATTTTAGTACGTTTACACAACGACTTATTGCTGAAATGCCATTACTTCAACATTTACAGCCAAGAGATAATCAACGTCACTCAAAGGTTAGCTTTGACGTTGCACCTGCACTTGCCTCACATGCACCGAGTGTTAAATCAATGGGTATCACTGGGCAGTTGACAGGTTCTCGTGCGGATTTAATTATTGCTGATGACGTAGAGTCAGCCAATAACTCTCAGACACAGTTAATGAGAGATAGATTAAGTGAAACTGTAAAAGAATTTGACGCTATTATTAAGCCAGATGTAGGTCGTATTATATTTCTAGGTACACCACAGACTGAGATGTCATTGTATAATGAGCTCGAAGAACGTGGTTTTAAAACTAAAATATGGACAGCGTTATACCCTACAAAGACACAGGCTATAGGTTATGGTAATAAATTAGCTGACATTATATCTAATGTTACCAACCAAGAAGGTAAACCTACAGACCCAGACAGGTTTAATGAGATAGATTTGATGGAACGTCTATCGTCTTACGGACGTTCAGGGTTCAATCTACAGTTTATGTTAGACACATCTATGTCTGACGCAAACAGGTATCCATTAAAACTTAATGATTTAATTGTAGTATCAGGTTGTTCCACATGGAAACAAGCACCTGCTCGTATTCAGTGGGCTTCAGGTCAAGACCAGATAAAGGCTTTAGACCCAGAGCTACCGAATGTAGGGCTAAAGGGTGACTATTACTGTGCACCATTGTATATGTCAGAGGAGTTTACGGACTTTGAAGGCACTATAATGTCTATAGACCCTAGTGGTCGTGGTGAAGATAAGACTGCTTATGCAGTTCTTAAAATGTTGCACGGTGTATTGTATTTAACTGCTATCGGAGCTCTTGACGGCGGTTATAGTGATGAAACCCTAGCTAAATTATCACACATAGCTCACAGGCATGATGTAAATTATGTGACTATTGAGAGTAACTTTGGTGATGGTATGGCTACAGCATTGCTAAAACCTATCATGGCTAAGATACACCCATGTGAAATAGAAGAAGTAAGACATAACATACAAAAAGAAAAACGTATCATTGATACTTTAGAGCCTATTATGAATACTCACAGGCTAGTTGTTGATGAGTCTATTATCAAAGAAGACTTCCAACTAGAGCCTGACCACCAGTTATTTAGACAAATGACTAGGATTACGAGAGATAAGGGTGCTCTAAGGCATGATGACCAAATAGACGCTTTGGCTATTGCGGCTAACGCATGGGTTGAACGTATGGATAGAGACCAGATACTTTCTTATAATCAACATAAGGAAGATATGCTCAATGATGAGCTAGAGCGATTTATGGAGACAAATATAGGAAGAAAACCATATAAGGATAGTTGGATATGAAAATAGAATATGATGAATATTATGAGAATATAACTAAGGCTAAAGTAAAAGAGCACGAAGGTTATAGGCTTGAGACTTATCATTGTACCGAAGGTCACCTAACAGGGGGCTATGGGCACAAGATGTTAGACGGAGAAGTAGCTCCTACTACAAAAGAAGGTTGGGAAGCTCTGTTTGACAAGGATTTCAACACAGCAAAGCTAGGTGCGTACGAATTAGTAGGTGAAAGCCCTAATTTACACCCTATGGCTTTTGGTATTGTAGTAGAAATGGTGTATCAAATGGGTACATTTGGCGTCTCTAAGTTCAAGAAGTTTCTTGCGGCTCTTAATAAAGATGAGCCAGACTATCAGGAAGCTAGTTATCAGATGTTAGACAGTAAATGGGCAAAGCAGACCCCTCAGAGAGCTGTAGAGATGTCTGATAGAATGAAAGAGATACCTGCAAAATATTTTAGTTAAAAAATCTGAGAGGGTATATCGTATATAACGAGACCATTTTTCCCCATTGGTCTGCCGAAAAACTGCAAAAAAGACAGCAAAAAGTCTATATATACTGCGGTTTTTTTGGCTATATATAGGATAATCTATCCTTTGTAGACTTTAGCTCATAAGTTTTATTTCGTTTGCTTGTGAGCTAGGGTCTATTTTTATAGCATGGATTAAAGTTCCCATTATAGAGATAACAAACTGTTTACAGCTATTACTGTAGCTGTTTACTCACTAACTATTATTAATAAGTAATGAACACAAAGCACACCTTCA